TCGTTTGCTCCTGAGTTTATTTTTGTAATGGTTATTTTGTCCGTGGTTCCCGTGATTTTAGTATCAAGAAAACCTTCTGTTGTATCAGTTGCCGACGCTTTTACTTTGTCATTTTGACCTGCTGCCGAGGTAGTTGTTACAACCCCGGCATCGTCCTTTTTCTTTTCAATGCCATCTGTGTCAAGGAAAATGTTATAATATCCTGTTGGAGGCGTAGCTACTGAAGCCGCTGCAAGTTATAATATCCTGTTGGAGGCGTAGCTACTGAAGCCGCTGCAATTGTTTGTTGTTGTATTATTCCCATCTTAATCTACTTCAATTGTTCCGTTATTAATTATCAATCCATCATTTGTTAAAATGCCGTTATGAACGCCAAATTCTCCACCTGAATCAATTGTTACTGTCACTCCTGAGTCAATTATCATTCTTTTATATGTAAGATACTCAAAACCATCCTCAACAGTTATATCATCTCCTAATGTTAGGTGATATTTTATACCCGTTGACACGCTCACGGTGTCGGCTTCTCTTAATAAACCTAGTATTTTATCAAATTTTACAGCCATTAAGAATAAGTTAATATTAATCTATTGTCCCACGTATTATCGAAAGATCTGTCGCCATCCGCCCACGAAAGAGAAGCATCTCCTCCTGTCTCTATTACTCTTTTAATAGCCCAGGTCGATGAACTTGTGGTCGTACCTGGAGCAGCATAGCCAATATATGTTGTATTTCCTACGGAGTCAACTTGTAATAAATAATTAATTAATTGTAATTCGGATAAAGTTCCGGCCGTGTTGACCTCTATTTGAACAACTCCATCATTAACTAAATCGAGCGTGTCTTCTAAAGAAACCTTCGAATTTAATTCAATTAACTCATCAATAACATCTTGTAAATCCCCTGACCCACCTCCACCGTCTTCGCCTGTGGTCCTTAATTTACCATCTACGAATTCGAATTGGTCGACTTGATCTTTAACCGCTTCGCTATTCGTGAATAAATCACAAATTTTTTCCCAGATCCTACCTACTATGCCTCGACTTCCTCCCGACATTATTCGTTTTGTAAAAATATATTCCTGTTCCTTTTGATAACGTTATCAAAAAAGCCTGAACTAAATTGCCCTAATTCTTTTTGTATTAAAGATAATACTTTTTTTGATTCTTCGGATACAACCACCTGAATAAATCCGGTTCGCCTTCCGTTGTTACTAAAATTATACGCGTTTGAAGTGGGGGACCCTTCTTGTTCAATCTTCCTGCGAATAGCGAATGCAGCGTTTTTAATTTCTTTTTCCCCGGTTGCGATTCCTTTTTGTTCTACCCACTCAATTAAAGCATAAATCGAAACTTTTTTGCCTGGACGTATACCCGAATCAACATATTTTGCGTAGTCTTGCATATAAATATCAACCGTATCGACTCCATCCGTTTCGTATCGCATCGTTTCGAATAACTTTCCAGTGTTGTCATGACCTTGAATCGCTAGTTCATCACGGAACTTTTCGATAAAAAATTCACCAACCATTGAAAGTAAGTTATTTAATTCTTCCATTTAATAAACGAATGTGCCTAGAACACAATTAGAATTAACACAAACACGTATTTTATAATAAGCTTGAACTAATTTAGAATTATGCACGTCTTTGGCTAAGAAACCGTCGACTGTTTTAATATTTTCAATTGATATTCCATTTGTTGTTGTTAACGCAACCCGCTGAACTTCCGCGATGTATTGGTTTAAAATTGTTTCAACTTTTGCTTGTTTATTGCTTAAATCTTGAACCGATTGTTGATCAAAATTATATTGATCGTACACAAATAATTTAAATTCGTAACAATTTACTTTCGGCAAAAATGTAGTAGTTGCCGATTTCCGATCCGTGTTCGGTTGTGAATCTAATAAAATAGCCGGATACGTTTTTGAAACGTTTTCGTTCACGGCTGAAACCCGATTGTAAATAAAAGTCGGGGCGATTGAACTTGGAGTTGGTAACTGGTTATCGTTGACGACCATTGCATTAGCAACGGTTTTGAATAAAGTTACAACCGTGTCGATGTTAGCCATTAATTAGGGGATGTTAGATTTAATAATAAAAGTTTTTGAAAGTCCCCCTCTATATAATCAGGGTCAATCGAGAGTTCTTCGCCTTCATATAAAACAAACCATTCATCTTCAGCATAACGCACTAAGGATTCGAATCCTGGCTCCTCAGTTTCGACATAGTATATTGTTTCGACCTTGACTTCTTTTATATTCATTTTTTCCACTTCTTAGACTCTATTTCCTGCATTGCGTTTTCGGTTTTTACCCGTGCTATTTTTAACGAAATCACCTCCATGACATCCCATAAATTCGAATCCATTACGCTTTCGAGCGGTGTTTTATCCACGCTGTTAAAGACTCCAGTTTCAGCAATATAAATAGCTTCAATCTTCCAATGAAGCCTCTTTGATATTTCAGCATCAAGCCCTCCCGGCCCAGCTCCCGAACCACTTCCGCCGCTGTAGATGTTTTTAAATACCGTTGATATTTGTTTATGTGCTTTTCCAAAAAAAAATACCCTGCATACGCTGTTTGACAATCTAGGTCCAAAAAGTTTTGCGCACGTTTTTCGATCGTTTCTTTTCGTTTATCTTGGAAATTATCCGAGAATAATACCGCACTAACCTGGGCCATCGCATTATATTTTCCTTTGTTCAATCCTTCGAACGCTCCCATTAACGAAGTCAAATTAACCCAATCACCGAAGGTTGCTCCCGAAAGTAATTGAGTTACACCGGTTAAACTTGTGAATGAATTAATTATTCTATATTGTTTTTTCTTGAATCTGAATCGATTTACTTGCGGGATGTTTGTTGGTTCACCTAGGAATTTAAGACAACGACCCGCTAAGAATTTTAAATCATGGGTGCCAGGTTGATCTAATAATATATTCCCTTCTAAAACTTCGCGAGGAATATCCGAAAAACATTCAATCCAATCAATATAAAATTTATATAAAATAGAGTCATCAATATCCAACGCAGCTTCTTCGGTAGACCGAATAAGCTTTAATAACGCTGGAGGTTGATGATTCAGAACTTCGAAAGCATGAGACATTTCACGGAGTGTAACGTCTCTCCATCTTTCTTTTAGATTGTATTTTTTTCCGTTAATATCTAACTTCATAATCTTTTCGCAGCGTGGTTGATACTAGAATAAACCGATTTTAATCGAATCGCTAACGATCGATCTTCTTTAATTGCGATTGAAATTTCAGCGGCTAACGTTTCTAGTTTCGATTTGAAATAGGATTTGTCGTGTTTAACTGGAGCTGTGTCCGCGACATCATCGATTTGAATCGGTTTAGTTGCTGCATTACCTTCGACAATCTCAATTGGTTCCTTTTTCTTAGCCTCAGTCTTCTTTTTCGCTGGTCGTCCTCTTTTTTTCTTTTCCATATTTCAAATATAATAAATTTAATTTTTAATTGATAATGTTTAATATAAAAACTCTCCAACGTCCTCCAAGTGCGGAGTAGGGCTGTTGGACTCTCAGGACTGAAACCCCTCAAACAAGCAACACTTTTATAGCACCGATACCTAATCTCAAAGCGTAACACTCTTGGAAGTGTTGTGATATTTATTGGCTCATTTTACAGCCATCTGTCAGACAGACCAAACTTATCACTTGCTCATCCTTTAGCATTGGAGAGTTTTATTTTATTTCTAATTCTTCACCAGTTAAAGCAAAGTATAGGTTTTGCAGTTGGTGAACGTGTTTAATAAATAATTTACCACTACTCATTATTTCAAATGGTTCAATAAAAAACTTATTACTCTTGTCTTTTTCGTATTCAACACCCATAAACATTGTGAAGTCATTTTTTTCATTGTCTACCTCATAATTTATTACCCAATGATAACCATCACAACCACAATAACTACTCATTTGTTCAAATCCTAATTTAGTTAACCATTCTTCCGTTAGCGGGATTGGTTCTACTTTACCCCAGTCAAATTTTGTCACAACATACGATTCGTGTAGTTGTTTTACTTGGTCAATAATTTGAGAATTGTCGCATCTTATAGCGGTTACAAAATTCCCGACCCTTAATTCTTTCGCGTCCATCCCTTATCTTTTACCTGTTAAAACCCTTCCAGCCTTACCAATCTTATTAAACGACTCGACCAGTTTATAAACCGAAACCGATCCGCCTACGGTAATCAATCCGAATCCGAACCCTTTTACAACCGTATTATCTTTCGATCCGTATACGAGTGCGGTTCCGATTACGGCAAAGGCCGTGAGTGATACGAGTCCTTCGATCCGGTTTTGTCTCGCTTCGATTAAAAGTTTTCCAGATGTGGACTGATTCGATTTGATTATATCGATTTGTTTTTGTAGGTCCAATATCACAACGGATTGTGTTTGGCTTTGGGCACTTAGTGCTAAAAGTGTTAACGCTATAATTAACGCAAAGATTACTTTTTTCATAATTTAATTTAGTTTAGTTAATATAAAAATAGACAATGTAATAATTAATGATTCGATCATAACTTTTATTTTTTTAATTGTTTTTATTTGCGTAACATTGCAGGTTTTAATATAGACGAAACCATCAACCCGATGTTTTCTTTAAAATTTTTACTTTTAAAAGCTGGGGACATTTGCCCGTTCACTTTTATTTCTCTAATTATTTCGGCTTCAATAAGCATAGCCCTTAAATTTATTCTGTTGTTTATTTCTTGGTTTATCATATCTTTTTGGTTTTAAGTATATGTAAATATAATACTTTTATTTTAATATAACCTAATTTTAGGAAAAAATAATGTTAAAAAAAATGTCCGGACCTAAACCCGAACATCTTTAAACCTATGAAAAAACCAAAAAACCTTATGTAAATATAATTAATCCTTAGAAACTAGCAACACGATTGCCGGTTTTTTTCAAAATAAAATCGGCCGCGTACCGTAACGGATCGATTCGATGATTCCAAGCGTCGATCGCTAACTTTGATTTCTTGTCCGAATACGCATAGTTATTTAACTCTTTTACGATCTCGGTCGATTCCGGATCGATTATTAATTCGTATTCGAGTAGTAATTTAATACCAGCCGCAATCGATCCCGGACCTTTTTCGGCCCCTCTAATATTGATTCCACTTCGCCTTATGTCGTTAATTAATCTCGGTTCGGCACTATCCGCAATAATTAAAGTTCGACCGCAATACCTTTTATTTAATTCGATTATTTCCTCAGTGCTGAATTTATTACCCGAATAACATTCTTTAACATATATTAATTTTCGTTTCTTATCGACGCTTATTTGAATTAACGTGGTTGGATCCGGATAGAATCCGTAATCTTGTCCGAATATAGTTTGGCCCGTGTCCACAAACGAACCGAGTTTCCAATTCTCAAAGATAACGCCTTCAGATTTTTCAAGCCATCCGCCTAAAATTTGATGCGCATACTTCTTCGGGCTTTGAATCTTTATCTTTTCAACCCTCTTTAAAAAGGATTCATCAAGGTTTTTAATATTATCAAGGTAGGTTGTGTGAATATAAGTCACATCATCTTTAACTCCGTTGAATCCTGGCTCGACTCCAGCTAATTCAAAGAACCTTTTATAAATCCAATGTTCTTTCGTTGCTGGGTTCAATATAATAATTACGCGATTTTGAACGCCTTTAGTCCTAATACTTAAATCAATCTTATCGAATAAAGTTTCATCATGTAATTCTTCAGCTTCATCGAGAACCCAAGTAGTTATGCCTTGCAATGATTTTAAATTAGCAGTTTGCTCACCTGATCCTGTTTTGATTCCTTTGAAAATTACCGTGGACCCGTTCGCAGTGTTTTCGATTTCGGATAATTTTACATCGAAATAATTCGAAGCGTTTAAAATTTCGATCTTTTCGGTAAATTCGGGGATAATTGAAATCTTTGCCGAAGTCATTGTGTACCGTGTGAATAGTATTCGTTGACGTTCTTGGAAAGTTAATTGCGTATTGAATAGATTTACGCCGAAAGACTTACCACTACCGCGACCACCAGTGCAAACAAAGTAACGAGTGTTTGAGGTCCAAAGCGGCTTGAATTTATCATTTATCTTTATCGGTTGTGAACTCAATTGGACTGATATTAATTGTTTTTCCGTTTGATGTGTGGTCGACGTGTTGCATCGATAGCGCTTTACGTTCATCGTTCGATGATAGTAATTTATATAAAGCAATTAATTCGGCGGCTTTGTCTCCATTACGTAGCTTTTCGCGTATCTCTGACTTAATTGTAATCCTATTATCTTCGAGTGCTTCTTTTATAGCGTCCAATTCTTCCGAGCCATCAGGGTAAAAGCTGTAGAAAGTTGATTTACTTATACCAATCATAACTGGAACTTCTTCCATTAAATACAAAGCTTTATCTTTTACAACTTTTAACGCTTGTTTAAATTTTTTCGCTTTATCGTATCCCATTACAAATCCGGTATTATTTTGACTAAATCTTCGTGTCGCATTGTCGCAAACGTTTTCTTTTCCACATTCTTAATAGTGTGAAACCATTTTCGGCCCTTCTTAAATGTTGCGTTCAATTTGAATTTAACGTCCTTATGTACGAACGTTAAAAAATCATCACCCATTATTTTATTTAAAGTTGCCATTACTTAAAGATAGTAAAAATGTTTGGAATTCGAATAAAGAACGAACTAAAACATAATCGTTTCCGCATTGGTGCACATGATCTTCGAACTTCTTTTGTTTCGGGCTTTGTTTTCCTATCTCAGTTTTAACCTCGACAAAATATGTTTTACCCTTCCAAGATAAAACTAAATCAGAGCACCCAGGATAAACACCTATCGAAATTAAACGATGTTGATTTTCATTCGGAACATGAAAAATCCATTCGCGATTCGGGTTCGAAGGTAAGCAATGATTATTCCAAAACCATTGGAACATCTCTTGCTGGATTCTTGATTCGGTTTTTTTCAGCATTTATGATTTGTGTTGTAGTAAGTCCTTGAAGTTGAATTTTTCCATTTTCTTTTCTTTAAATAAAGCCTACTTAAATAAATCCCCACTCTTCGAACATTTAAGTTTTTGAATTTATTATCGGTTTTTATTAACTCTTTTAAAACGTCTGAAGACGTAAAGTCGATATTAGTAAATTTGTCTTTTATAATATTGTTAATACCGATGTCAATATCTGAATAATTCGAAGAGTTTTGTTTTCTATTTCTTAAGTCTATATTAGATTTTAAAAGCGAATATAAAAGTTCTTCGCTTCCGCATATCGTAATAAGCTTTTCAAGCGTTTTAAGTAGTTTCCCTTGTGAAACTGAATACTTATCATCAATCAACTTTAAATCGTTATTATTAAGCTCAAACCATTCCCCTTTTTTTCTTTTATGTTTAAAATCATTGTGGAGTTCTTTTTCTAATTTCGAAGGGTAAACTGATTCGATTATTTTAATTTCTTTAATTCCTAAAGGCGCATAGGTTTCAGCTGATTTAATTCGGTCGTATGGGTTTTTTTGCCTTGTCATTCCGATTTTATAAAAGTTGGTCCCAAGCATCTGAATAATATAAACATGTCCCTTCATAGCGTTAAATATAGGTAAAATAAACAAGGTAACTACAAGGTAACTACTTTTTATCGCAGTTACCTTGCTTCAAACCCTTACTATCATTAGCTTTTATAATAATAAGGTAACTAGGTAACTATATTATAAAGAAATATATATAATAAAAAAAAATAAAATCAATTAAGACTTTATTTTTTTTCTTATAAAAGTATTTTAGTCGGTAAAATAGCTTACCTAGTTACCTTATTAAAACGGTAAATCCTCCGAAACCTCAGTGTTTTCAAGGTTTTCCGATGAGGTAACCATTTTTGTAATTTCGGCGACTTCGTATCCATAAACTTGGCTCCCTCCGACATATTTCTTTTTTCGGGTAAAAATTTTACGCAATTCGACCCCTAATTTATTCAAGCCAAAAAACTTATGTCCGGAATTTTGTTCGATTTTTGTTTTAATTTCGGTTGTAGTTAAAAACGATCCAATTCCATTCGAAGCCGGTTCGAAGTATTTTAAAATATATTCTCGCTCAACATTAACCGTCTCGAATTCGGTTGTTAATTCATCTAATAACTCCGAATCTTCTTCAGTTAATTCCCAAGCTTCCCCCTCTTCTTTTGCTCTCACAAGCTCCATAAATAACTCGGTTTTATTAATCTTGTTGTATGCTTCAAAATTATATTTACCTGAAAGTTCAACGGGTAAAATTCTTGTATTACCGGTAGCGTCGTGAATCACTTGTGGATCGTTCGTTGTTGCACATAATAAAGCCAAACGAGGAAGTTTAATTGTATTCCTTCCGTATGGTTCCCGCAACATAAAGATTTGCTTTGAAGTCAATTCTTTAAACTTTGCGGAATCTTTTTTCGAACGCCCTCCCATTTCATCATCGAGAATAATTAAGTTCGAACACATTGCGATTTCATCATCTTTACCTTTCATTAAATCCGATTCACCGAAATACGGTTTCAATTCTTTCGGTAATAATCTTCGAAACCATTCCGTTTTCCCGTCTTTTTGTTTACCTATTAAAGTAAGCACGATCCGAACGGTTTCATATTTAATAACTGAAGGAATCGCAATCAACCAACGCCGAACCAGTACCTTAGTGCGATCATCTTTTAAATTTAATGTATTGATAAATTCATCGATCAAACCAGGATTCGAAGGAAGATGTTTGTTTGCGGCGATAAACTCTTTAAACGGATTATAATCCGGAGTGTTATCGGAATAAATAATAGCCTCTATATCATGTTTAGAAACTTTATTCCCCAGGTGCGACTTGGAACGGATGTAAATCGTATTTAACAAAGTGTTATCTAATTCGCGTCCAGACTTTTGCTCGACTATTAATCGCGTTATATCGTTTCGCTTAAAGTTATAGTTTAGCTTAACAAGTGCGGCAATTTCTTCGATTATTGGAATATCACCATCTTCTAAATTTAAATCATTCCGCTCGAAAACCTTTTCGATCACCTCCTTTGCTTGTTCCATTGGAATTCCCATTGTTTCAGCTGTATGAAGTGCGGAACTAATATCTGAATGATTCTTTTTCGCGGCCCTTGCAACGGCGAACGCTCTCGATTCATCTTCGGTCCTGAGTTC